TGATTGCCGGTGCTTTGAGTCAGTGCTATCAGGCTCGTGAAGATATTAAGCAGCAGGTTTATGAGATTACCGGCATCTCGGACATTATCCGGGGTGCGTCATTTGCATCTGAGACTGCCACTGCGCAGCAGATCAAAGGACAGTATGCAGGTTTGAGACTGAAGGCCATGCAGGAAGATGTGGCGCTGTTTGCCACGTCATTGATCCGGCTCAAAGCTCAGATTATCTGCACCAAGTTCCAACCTGAGACGATTCTGAAGTATGCCGCTGCCGATCAGATGCAGCCGGTAGATCAGCAGATGATCCCGCAGGCATTGGAGCTGATTAAGAGTGACCCACTGCGTTCATTCCGTATCGAAGTGGCAGCAGATTCGCTGATCCAGCTTGACGAACAGCAGACCAAGCAAGACCGCATGGAGTTCCTAAATGCGATGGGCGGCTTTGTTAACCAGATGATGCCAGTCATCACAGGCGCCCCACAGCTCGCCCCGATGATGATAGAGCTAATGAAGTTCGGCGTGGGTGCGTTCAAGCAAGCAAAGCAGCTTGAGGGCGTTATAGATCAGGTAATGGAGCAATCTAAGCAGCAGCCACAGCAGCAGCGTCCTGATCCAGAAATGGCGAAGGTACAAGGTCAGCAGCAGCTAGACCAGATGCGATTGCAGCACGATGTGCAGGTAGAGCAGGCCAAGATTCAGGCAAATGCTCAGATTGAACAGCAGAAACTTGCAGCAGATCAGCAAATTGAGCAGCAGAAGATTGCAGCCACGCATCAGACAGAGCAGCAGAAGGCTGAGTTTGAAAAGTGGAAGGCAGAGCTTGATGCGGCTACCAAGCTGATGATTGCCCGAATATCTGCTAATCCCGGCATTGATATACCAACTCAGGACTTGCAGACCGCTGCCGTGGCCGAAATGGGCGACAAATTACAATCAGCCATTGAGAGAATGGGCGAGATTCATCAAAGCGTGGTGGACTCTCACGCTCAGACGATGGGGCAAGTTCAGAATGCAATGCAGGCGCTGCATGCGCCTAAGCGAATTGTGCGCGGCCCTGATGGTAGGGCTGTCGGCGTGGAAGTTGTAAGAGGTATTCAATAATGTCAGTGACATATTCGACAGCAGTAAAAAATGCACGACTTGATGCGGTAATTGCTCAAATCGGAACGACTGGAACGATTGAGATAGGCACGACCGGCATGGGGTCTGTGCTGGCTACGTTCATCCTCAATTCAACAGCCGGAACGTCTGGCAGTGGCGTGCTTACATTTAGCGGTATGCCCAAGAGCGCAACGGCTTCGGCTGGCACTGCGGCTGCTGCAAGAATCAGAACAGGTGGCACGACTGATATTGTGACTGGCCTGACTGTTGGAACATCCGGCGCAGACATAAACCTGAACTCAGTCACATTCTCTGCCGGTCAGACCGTAACGCTCACTTCTGCCACCATCACATCACCATAATGGCAATTACTACACTTGACGGCGTTCTTGCCGGATTTCAGCCACCTAGTATGTGGTGTAAATCCCCCACGCCTACGCTGACCATTGGCCGTCCGCATAGCTTGTGGTATTTGGCTGGCGCTCCGGGCGCTGGATTGACTCCAGCAACTACCGCTGGTGGCGTGTCGCTCAGTTCGTCGTCATCTCAGGTTGCCGGGCAGCTTTATCACACTGATCCCGGATCAGGTAATGCTTATTTAGGTAGATTTCAAGCTGCCGCAGGTATTGCCGGTACTTTGATGCTTTGTGACAGACTTATGCAGGTTGGAGGTACATCTGGCGGTGCTGCAGTCTCAGTAACCACTACCACAGCGCAAACTATCAATACTGGCGCATTGCCTGCTAGAGATATTACCGGCACAGCAAATGGTGCTGGCGTTCAATGGGGCCTTGAGATCATCACGGCTACCGGCGCAGGCGCAGCCACTCCTACGATCAGTTATACCAATTCAGGCGCAACGGCTGGCAGGGCTGGCGCATTGATTGACACCTATGGCGCGACTTCCCCTATCGGTGCGTTTTACCGTTTCTCGATGCAGGCCGGTGACGTAGGTATCAAATCAGTTGAAACGCTTACACTTGGTGTATCAATGACCTCCGGTTCTATTGCATTGGTTGCATATAGAGTTTTGGCTTCACTTGAACTTACTTTGGCGAACACGCCTGCCCCCATTGATGCACTTACGTCAGGCTTCCCTAGACTTTATAACGGCGTTGTGCCATTTCTGATATTCATTCCTAGCGCAACTACTGCAAGCACAATAGCTGGAACGTATGTGGAGACTCAAGGCTAGTCCATGAGTGGCAGCGGAACAAAAATAAACTCCGCTTGGTTCCGAAATAGAAAGAACCGAGGCCAGCAGGATAGTTATGACCTGCTAAGGAAAGCACTTACTCCTGCTCAGGGAAATATCCAGCAGACAGTCTATAACGACTGGGTATTCCCGCTTACTAATTATGTAACCGGAAGCCTTTCTGCCACAGAATCTGCCGATACCTTTGCGGCATCCGGCAGTGTAATAAGCAGTGGATCACTTGCCGCTACCGAGACGGCTGACACCTTTGCAGGATCGGGAACCGCTGGAGTAATTGGATCACTTGCTACTACGGAATCTGCCGATACCTTTGCGGCATCGGGTGGAATTGTGGCGACCGGCACGCTCTCTGCCACAGAGCAGTCAGACGCTTTCTCCGCGTCAGGCGGGATAATTGCCACTGGCACACTTGCCGCTACTGAGCAGGCCGATACATTTGCAGGCACTGCGCTCGCTAGTGCGTTTGGTGCATTGGCTGTTACTGAGCCAGCGGATGTATTTACGGGAGCTGGTAGCGTTGTAGGTGCCGGAATTACCGGCTCAATGGCAGCGACTGAGGCGCGTGATGTATTTTCAGGGTCGGGCGGGAATGCACCAATCATCGTTATTGATACGCATGACGGGTTCGATCAGCGCGAAAAGTTCAAGGAGGAGGTCGCAGCGAAAGAGCGCAAGAAGAATGAGCTTCGTGCCATATATGAGCAGATCGCAGAGCATCGTCCTGCCGTTAAGGAGATTGTTAAGGAGTTTGCACAAGAGACCGAACTGCCGGTTATTCCTTCGCCAAGCATCAATTTTGACAGATTGCTTGAATCATTGAATGCAATGCAGCAGCTTCAGGCTGAATATGCCGAGCATGATGATGAAGAAGCCTTAATGATGATGATTTAATGCACCACTTAAACCATCAAAAAATCCTGATGATCGTCAATTCAAGCACATTGACGAATAGCTATGGTCAGTCTATGACGCAATCCATTACGGATGCTAATGACTATGTAACCAAGCGTAGTCTTAATTCATCATTGCGGCTGGCGTTTGATTTTGGCACAACACCGACGCTAGATATTGAGGCACTTGGAACGACTTTGCTTTGCCAGACTGCGCCTTATGTTGGCGTTCCGTTCTTTCAAGCTATTGCAGCGGCAATAGACGCTTGGAAATTGCAAGGAGTTATTTGCTCAACATATTGCGCAAAATATGCGATTGCCGCATTACCTTCAATTAATCGGGGGTCATTGGAGTTTTTTGCTGCAAATGCTTGGTATATAAATGCCAGCAAATCACCAACTGGAACATGGAATCAAGCCACTGCAAACGCAAGGACATTCCATGCTCCGGGCGACAGAAATAACTACACAAATATCATAAATAACACTGTACTTAATTGGGCTGCATATCAGGATGATGGATCAACCAATATCAATAACGTGCATAAAGTATTGGTGTGGGGTCGAATTGGATGCCCTTGGAGCGATTGGCAAAGCCCTGAAATAGGGGAAAACACATTGCTAGGTACGGTTGCGGTATCAAATACCGGAACCCTATATAGCGATGTTACAAAGCAGTACAGGATTTACTACACCACGTCTGCATCATCGGTTGCTGGAATCGTTGTTGGGCAAAGGGTCAGGGGCTTGTTTATTGGAGAGCCTACTTTTGTTCAATCAATTGGTACCGATGCGGGAACTTATTACGTTCAGCTTTCTAGAACCCACTATTTCAGGTCTGCTACCAGCACAACGTCAGCCATTAGCTATTACACAGCATCTGGAACTTCTATTTATACCAATGCCGTGACTAAGGCGCTTGTAGCTGAAACGCATAACAATCTCGACAAAAACCACATCATGAGCAGGTATGCGGTTAGGTATCTCCCGCCTCCGTCAACCAATGCGGTTGCTTTTGATTGGGCGTCTGCCACAAATGCAGGCGGCGCAATTGGCGGTGGCTTAAGCCATATTTATGAAGTGTCATATCAGGGCGATGGGCTTGCTCCGTACTACGTTAAAGAAGGCGGCGGCGGCTCTGATGCGACTCCCCCAAGCGTAGACCCGTCCATACCTTCGATTTTCAGCATGTGCCTGAATGCCTCATGGAACTGGGGAGAGGGCGGGACATTGCCAAATGGCGATAATCACTATTATTCAGATTGGTGTATGGCCAATAGATTTGCCGATGGGGCATGGGGATATACATGGACCTCATTTGCATGGATATGGGCAAACTCTATTCTTGTGAATGGCGGTAGTGCTGCGTTGTGCGTATTTACTGAGCCGTACCCCGGTGGCTTGGTGATGGCTGAACAGGTCATGGTGATCGCTGGTTATTACGGCGTTTCCCTGATGGAGTCTTTGTTTTTAAGTACCAGTGCAAATAATGGCGTGCCTCCGTCAATGACGGTTATGGGTGATCCGCTTTATTCTCCGTATGCAGTGACAGCTCATGCTGACCCTGTTCCTCCCAACCCTACAAATCCAATCATTGATACACATGATGGCATTTTGATGGATAAGCGCGAGGAATATGCCCGTATTGCAAAGGAAATTGAGCGCAAAAACCGCAAGCAATACAAAAAGGAACAGTCTGAACGTGATCGCAGAAAGGCCGAATTGCAAGAAATCAACGAAAAGTATCAGCGTTATTTGGAACTTCGAGAGAAATACCTAAAGAGCAGAAAATGAAGCGCACCTATATATACAAAGACGGTGAACTTGTCGAAAAGCCATCATCGGTGCGGAGAAATTCGCATTACGTGATCCCCGACATTCAGCCCTACAAATCAATGGCTGATGGCAAGATGATTACCAGCCGTTCAGAGCATAGAAACCACCTCAAGCGGCATGGCTGTATTGAGATTGGGAATGAAATCAATACCCCGAAGCCTGAAAAGCAAGACCGCAGGGCCGTCAGGCAGATGCTGCAAGACCAGCTTTTCAATGTTACTGATTCCGACTGCAACCGCATATTAAATCAGTTGCGTCAACAATTTCCCCACAGGAGATAACCATGACCGGCGAAATAAACCAAGTCGATTCCGATGCCCGTAAAGACCTGCTCGACGAACAATTCAGCAAGCTCGAAGAAACCGCACCTGAGCCAGTAGAGACAGCACCTGAGCCTGAGCAAAGGGCCGAGAGGGTGCGCGATGAATCAGGCAAATTTGCCAAGGTTGAGCAGACGCAGCCGGAAGTGCAGCCGGAGGAGGAACCAGTCTGGAAACGTCCGCCTGCTAGCTGGAAGAAGGAATTTCACGACGCATGGAAAACAGCCGACCCACGATTGCAGGAATATGCCTATCAGCGTGAAGAACAAATGCGCAAAGGCGTTGAGCCTCTCCTGACCAAGGCGCAGTTTGCCGACCAAATGCAGGAAGCGATCAGCCCGTTCATGAACACCATCAGAGGGCTTGGGGTATCGCCTCCGCAGGCCGTTCGCAAATTGATGGAAGCCGACCACGTATTGAGAACGTCCACACCTGAGCAGAAATTGCAGCTATTGAGCAGCCTAGCGAGGGATTATGGCGTTGACCTGACGGGCGCAAATCCAGTGCCGATGGATCAGACCTATCAGCAGTTGGTAAATGAGCTGCGTAGCGTCAAGGGCGAGGTCATGACATGGAAGGAGCAGCAGGAACACGCACAGAATCAGAGCCTGCTCAATGAGATAAACGGCTTTGCTTCCAAGGCTGAGCACTTCGAGGAAGCCCGCCCCACAATGATTAAAATGCTCAATTCTGGGTTTGCGGAATCATTGCAGGATGCCTATGATAAAGCCATCCGATTAGACCCTGATTTATTCGATAGGGTGCAGCAGGCTAAACAGGCCGCAGGGTTGCACCAGCGTAGCCAAGAAGCAAACAGAGCAGCGAAAGCAGCTCGATCAGCAGCGGTTAGCGTCAGAAGTTCCACACCCGGAACAAACACGGCTCCCAAAGCACAAGACCGACGTTCCTTGTTGGAGGCTGCATTCAATGAAGCAGCAAACGACAAGTTCTAATTTAATTTGATTTGGGAGATTACATTATGGCATTTGCCAATACTGCAATCAGCGACATCATTGCTACGAACATCCAGTCTCGTAGTGGTGAGCTTGCTGACAACGTGACGAACAACAATGCGCTGCTTCGTCGCCTTAAAGAGCGTGGGAATGTAAAAACATTCTCCGGTGGTAACGTGATTTTGCAAGAAATCATGTACAACGACACCACAACCAATAACACCAACTCGTATTCGGGTTATGAAGTGCTGAACGTGGGCCAGAATAGCCCAATCAGTGCTGCTCAGTTCCCGATTGCTCAGTACGCCTCTGCTGTGTCCATTTCCGGTCTGGAAATGATCCAGAACAGCGGTAAAGAGGCGATTATCGACCTGCTCGATGGCCGTATGCAGGTTGCCGAAGCGCAGCTTGCTAACCGCATCTCTGCTGACCTGTACGGCGACGGCACTGGTAACAGTGGTAAGAACCTGATCGGTCTGGGCGCTGCGGTTGACACTGCCTCTGGCTCTGGTACTTACGGCGGCATTGATCGCGCAACATGGACATTCTGGCGCAACTTCAAGTATTCAGGTTCTGGTGATGGTGGCGCTGCTGTGTCAGCCTCAAACATCCAGCAGTACATGGATACCATTGCCGTATCGCTGGTTCGTGGTACTGACAAGCCTGATTTGATCGTAGCTGACAGCAATTACTATCGCCTGTATCTGCAATCCTTGCAGGCCATTCAGCGTATTTCCAGCGAAGGCAGCTCATCTGCTGGTGCTGGTTTCGCAAGCCTCAAGTACTTCGGTGCTGGTATGGCTTCTGACGTTGTG